TGCATCATGCCACCACTCTGTGGGGCGCCCTGAGGCCCAAACAATCCCTGCATCTGAGCAAAGCCAGCCATCTGCTGCTTAATACCCAAGCCCTTTTCTTCAAGCTCGAGCTCAAGTTTTTGGCGCTGCATCTGCTTTTCAAAATCTTTCTCTTGCTCTACAGCCAACGCATCAGCAGCAGAACCTAAAGATTCAAATGCGGATCCAGTGCGAGTAGGCTTTAATAAAGCGCCTGCCACGCGCAACGCAGTTGGATCAAAAAATGGAGTCTGCCTTGCTACCAAGGTGTCTTTCATCTTTTGAATCTGCTGATCGAGAGTCAATCGACCTTTCTGCAGATCAGAGACTGCACCCATAATTGGGTCAGTGGGCTGGCTATTTGCCGATAAAACATCGAGTCCCATATTCTTTATTCCCAATCAACAATTAACCGCCAAGGTCTGAATAATCTGTTATGTCGGTTGGAATAACGCCACCGCCACCGGGGCCGTAGACATTCCCATACCCATAATTTTTTATGGCCTCTGCAGTTGTGCTGTAGTCATTTGAAGGACCAAACAGGTTACTTAGGTTTTGACCAATCTTGCCCCAATTTGGGCTGGCCAACAGAGAAGCCACACCAGCAATGTTAGTGAGTGGCGAATTAGCAAACTGCCCCGCTTGGCCCGGCGCCGTATCCATCCGACCGCTAGACACAGGCACATTGTATCCACGCAAAATTTGCGCTTGCTGTTGTGCGACTTGTAGCGGGAATAGCTGCGCAGCTTGATTCAATTGCTGCTGGACATTACCAGCATTCATTAGGCCAGTCACATCATTCCAAGCCAGCGTGCCAGTCTGTGACGCAAGGTTTCCACCAGTCGATGCAGCGTTGATCAGGTTCTGTTGCTGTTGCGATGTGAGGTTGCCTTGTATCTGGCCAATGTTGGCCAAATTCTGTTGCTGTGCGTTGGTCAATGTGCCAGCCGTTGCACCAATCTGCTGCTGCAGTTGAGCTTGGTTCTGAGCCTGCGTCATTGCATTCTGGTAGCCAGTGTTCAGCGCTTGTGCCTGTTGACCAGTAATTCCTAGCGCAGCTTGGTTCAGTGTTTGACCAAGGGCCTGAGCACCACGCTGCGATCCGAACTGACCTGCACCAACAACCCCAGCAGTAGTCTGTGGGGCCACATTCTGTAAGATGTTTTGTTGGCCAAGCGTGCCAATAGCATTCACGACGCTATTGATGTATGGCGACATGTAGTTGCCAACAGTGTTGTATGTTGGGTTTGCTGCAGACTCTAAATAAGGGTTTGCAGCGGCCATGGCATCTTTGCCTAAGGCCGAGCCTAATGCACCAGCAGAGGCTTTTGTGGGATCATAATTGGCCACATTGCCGAGGTAGTTCATGCCCATGTTCATGGCGGGCTTCCACGCCCCGGGGGTCCCCGCAGCCAGATCAAACGCCTGCGTCTGCAATGGGCTCGCGCCTGCAAACTCTGCACCACCACCTGCCGTCCCTGCCTTTGCAAGGTTGTTCAGGTAGTCCATGTAGAAGTTAGGCACGGCCTGCTGCGTGGTCTGGGCAGTCGTAACCAAAGGCAGTGATCCGCCTTGGAAGAACCCACCACCAGCACCTGAGGCGCTTACATTTGGAGGGGCAACAGTAGTTGATCCGCCAAAAGCTGGGCCAGTGTTTGAGTAAGATGGCATTGGAACCGCGCCGTTTTGTAGTGGGCCAGTATATGTTGGGCCAGTGTATGGATCAGCCATGATTATGCCTTTTTGGTATTTTTCATTGCTTCTTTCACATATTGTAGTGGCGAAGCTTTGGGAGGTATCTTGTCATTCGGGGCAGACCGCTTGTGGGACCGAATTGCTTTTCTAAATTCATCTAGGAACTTAGCGCCTGCATCAGAAGATCCGTTGCCTAACTGAGCTACGGTATCCGCATCCCACACAAACTCGCCATCTGCAAGCATCGCAGGGATATCATCCGACTGGCCATCGCCCTTGCCCTTAACATAGTGGCCTGTGGCGCCAGTAATGAACTCAGGAACATGGACCTTATCGCCATCTCTGAATGCCATGCGGCTCATAATCATGTTCAATAGCTGTGGCTCAACATCATTGAGCTCTGAGTGCTCTTGCATCGACTTGCGCATCTCCCCGCCCTTTGCGGCCAGAGTAGGCTGTCTAAATAGATCGCTCTCTTCTACATCAATTAACTGTGATTCTTTTGGTGTTGCAAAAGCCAGAGGCTGGTAATTGATGAGACCAGTAGGAACATTGGCGTCTGGCGCGCCAGTATAGAAAGCTGTAGGGGAGCCTGAAGAACCATATTGGTTAATTGTCGTCCCGCCAAGTCCTGTTCGACCACCAGCACCGCCAGCTCCGCCAGCGCCACCACCGCCCAATATAGAGCCAACAGCGGGTAACGCCATCCTAGCCAATTGAAATGCCTGTTGACCTGTTAACCCACCGAGACCACCTACCGCGGCAGGAGCGGCCGCAGAACCGATTGCTGTTGGCAAGCCTGCCTCAAATGCAGCGACACTCGCTGGCGTGATGCCTGCGGTCAATGACCCAGTGCCTACAGGCGCACCCAAAGCGCTTCCCGCAGACAGCCCACCCAAACTAACAGGAGATGCTGTTGCAGTGGCACCTAAACCACCCACGCCAAATGCGGAGTTAAGCGCCAATCCACCACCTGTTATGGCTGCGGCAGCGGCAAGAAACTTATGGAATGCTGGGTCCTTAGCAGCACTTAAGAAGTCGCCGCCAATAGTGCCAAACACTCCGCGATTTTTAATTTCACGCATGTACGCTTGGTCACCGACCGTGCCAGCAATAGCAGGAACGCCTGTGTTGCGTCTCGTGACGCCTTCGCCGTCTGAGAACAGCAAGACACCTTCCTCATCGACTTGCTGTATCGGCGTGTCTGCGGTGATCTTTTCCCCGGGCTTCACAATCGGGTTAAACGAGCTGACATCCTTGATGCCTTCACGAGTCAAAATACCGCGCAGCCCAGTGTCATCATAAAATTGAGTCGGCGTGCCCTCGAAGTTCAATACCTCATGGCGCGGGATATTACTAACATCTAAATATTTAGTAGGGGATCCATACGCAGTCTCGTACTCGTCATAACTATTGCCAGAATCACCGCTCATCTTATCGCCCCACATTCACAATGCCGACTAAGGTAGATGCCCAGTCACGCCAATTTTCGAAACCCTTGCTATCTGGTATGCCGTCGGCCATAAAGTTCGATATGCCAGCCATGCCATCAGCCCATTCTTGCCATTGATCTTCAGTCGTTATACCTAACTGCTGCGACGCAAAAAGCTCAGACATCAAAGGGCACCATTCGTCCCATTCCATGTAGCGCGGATCGTATGTCACCATTATGGGTTGCCTGTCGAGCGCTCATCGCCAATCTCAGCCGATAGGAGCACTAAGCCAGCCTCATAATTACCATTTACTGTATTGGATTCAAACTTAAGTCGCAGCTCACGACGCTGTTCGCGCATGTCGATTTTAAGCGTTGTGTCATCAAAATAATAGGGCTCAGAAGGCTCATCGGTGTCATCCGCGTAACCTTTACCAGTCACTATGATGGACATCTCGCCAGACTGAACGAAGTCAGGTTCTATGCGCTCGAGGCGGATCCAATTGTTGGGGCCCACGGGGGCGGACTGGCCGGGGCCCCCATTCACCCACCCTAAGCTATTCGTCTCGTAGTAGCTCTGCACCGCGGACTGTTGCGATAGGTTGACCACATTGGTCCCAGTCTCGTGCTGCCAAAGCGTATACAGCCCATCATCGCCTTCCTCTGTGCCAGCCCAAATAGGCCTTCTGAACACCTCAGAGAAGGTCCCAGCAGAGCGGCGCGCGCCTAAAGCCTGACCCGCGTCATACCAGATCTGATCGCGCACATTAAAGACAATCGCGTCGGTGCACTCAGTAGCATCGCCACGCGGATAAAACCACCAAATCTCACCCCAGCGAGGCACCTTGCTCACCCACACCTTTTGGCGCTGTGAATAGTTCAGGTTGTCAAAGAAGTAGTTGATGTTCATGTTGTTCTTCATCTCGGCAACGATGCCGTTGTACATCAAGAAGCGGTCAACACCACACCAATAATAAATTCCGTCGTACTCAATAACGCTGCTCGACGACAAGATTGAGCTTTGGCTCGAAATAATGTCATAGCGCCAATAAATAGTTGCAGCGCCTACTGTTTGTGGTGAGTAGGACACTCGGACCAGACTATCTAATGACCAGAACAGGCCACTAGGAGAAGTAGTACCCCCACGAACAGGCAAACCTTTAACAATCTTGCCCGTCGCGACATTGTTTGCGTTTGCATCTGCAGCCACCCAATTTTGAAAGTCGCCTGCGGAGCTGTTTTGAATCAGGCCATTGTTCCCATAAACAAAAAGATATGGGTGCAACAAAACACAGCCGCCAGATACCTCGACTTGGTTATCAAAGACAAGCGTGAATGTGCCAGACGCCGTTGCGTTTTGAGATAAGACGACATTGGTTACGCCAGAGCCTGCGGTGGAGCTTATAACAACGGTATTGGCTGGAATGCCAGTGCCTGTGACGAGCTGCCCCGGGTACACGAGCGCGTTCGTCCCAGTGATGACAAAAGTGTTGGCGCCAGAGGTTATGACGCCTGAGGCGCTGAACTTGCCGACTTCGCTCAGAGCGCCCCCGGGGAACTGGCCATACATCACAGGCGTATTCACCGTGCTATCAATAAACCGCAGGTTTTGGCCCGCATGCGCAACCAGAGAATTTTGGCCCGTGCCGTAAGTGTCGTAGCCGATATCAAACTGCCACAAGTTGTTATCGTTTGCAGTAAAGCCTGAATCTACCGTTGCGACAGTGATTGAGAAGCCAGTGCCTGTGCCACCAATGCTTGCGGCTGCAGCGCTTAACACATCACCCGCTACATAACCAAAGCCTCCAAACACCAAAGTAACACTAGAAACAGCGCCAGCAGAAACCGTAATGTTTGCCACAGCACCAGAGCCAGAGCCTCCTGTTAGAGCAACATTTGTATAGGTGCCGTTTGTATAAGCGCTGCCACCTACTAGAGTCGATGTCGTAAGAATTACACCAGCAAATGCAATGTTTGTTGGGCCAGAACCGACGCCATCATCATCATCTGTTTGCCACTCTTGAAGGCCATCACTCCAGCCAGAGTAAACATAGTTCAGACCATCGTCCGAACTCATAATCATGCCGCGGCTTATGCCTGAGGCGTTTTGGAATATGCCAACATAACCGCCCATCTTTCTTGGGCGACCGCGCTGAAAGCGTACCCAGCGGCCATCGACATAGCTAGGCGCGTCAAATAGCGTACCGTCGCGCTGGATGCCCGGCTTCACATTGAGCGATATTACCTTCGCACTCATTAGAATGTTCCGCCCGAGATGCCAGCAGGCACAGCTAATCCTGTCGCCGTAAGCGTCATCGCGTTTGAGCCGTTAAGAGACCATCCAACTTGGTTGGTCGCTGGCTGGTACATACCAGTGTTCGTGTTTCCAGTGAAGTTCAGCGATGGCGCCGCCGCAGATCCTGCGCCAATAGTCAGCGTTGTGATCGATCCACCAGAAGCCGAGCTTGAGTTATAGACATTCGTGCCATCACAAACGACAGTCAGTGTTTGACCCTGCGGGACCGTTACCGTTGCTGCACCGACCGCAGAGGTCTTGAATGTCAGAGAAAAGGAGCCAGTCGTCTGGTTGTTCAAATAATAAATTTGAACCGTAGACGGCAAAACAACGATCACATTACCAGTCAGCGCGCCAAAGTATTCTTGAACCACATTGGCATACTCAACCGCTGTGAGCGTGTAGGTGCCAGTAGTAACCGTCTTTGCAAGCTGTGTGTAAGCAAATGTGTTGCTGCGGCCGTATGCAAAAGTGCTGTAGCCATCAATGCCATTCGAGACAATAACAAGCGATTCGGTTAACTGCAGCTGCTGATTCGCATTCGTGTCAATCGTGTCAGTACCACTAGGTGTCAGCGTGACGACCCCAGATCCACCGTTACGGACCATGACAAACCAGCCGTTACCAACAGACGCTGCAGTAGGCAGGGTTACCGTGCCTACACCGCCTGCCCACACCAAGAACTGTGCGCGATAGGTATTATTTAAAACGACATTAGAAAATATTGATGACTCTTGATAAGTCTGGTTAAGCGTAGTGTTAATAGCCGTCAGGCCATAACCAGCTAGTGCTGCAGCGTTAGCAGAAGAGGTCCCAGCACCAAATGTCACCGTGGCCCAAGTGCCATTCTCTGTCGAGTTGTCCGTGATATAGATGTACTCAGAAATGCCAGACGCAATCGATACGATCGTGTTGCCACTGATATCAGTAACCGTGAAAGTATTCGAGCCAATGTTGTTAATCAGTACGCTTTGGCCAACAGAAACCTGCGAGGCTGCAGGCATCAACAAGTCTAGGCCTGCTACCGTGGCCGTCACTTCAATGATGTTTGCAACTACATTCGCAGTATTGCCATTCACTGGCCATTGAAGCTCGGTATTGACTGAAATTGTCAGCGACTCATACCCAACCTGCGATGGGCTGATTGTTTGTCCTGTAAACGGGTTGGTATATGATGGCATAACTATTCCTTAGGAATCTACAGCGACAGCTTGGCGATCACCAACGCGGGTCACATCTTCAGTCTTAAGCGCTGCAATGGCTTCTTGGTATTTCTGCTGGAAGATCTGCCTAGCATCGTTCTTTAAGAACGGCATGGCCTGCAAAAGGGTGCCAAATAACATTGCATTTGGTGCGTTTTGGGTCAACCAATTGGTCTGATTCTGCGAAGACAGTGGCTCGATGCGCTCGTAGTACAGCACCTCAAAAGCGTAGTCTTCATCAGGGGTGGGGGCCACGAGCCAGTGCTCATAATCGTAATCTGCGTAAAACTTCGGCAGGCCCGTCGTTGTGGCGTCAGGGGTATACGACTTCAGGTACTCGTATTTGCGCAGCAGCACAGGGCTTTTAGAGCCGTTTACGGACACTTCCATTGAAGTCGTCTTGCGCCAGCGCGCAGGCTTTGCAATGACAGGCTGTCCAGCTATCATGTTCCCTTCTACAACCTGCATTTGGCCAAGCGTTTTAATCTGCTGGGCAATCTCAAATTCAGCAAGGGTGATAAAAGTTGGGATGGCCTCGACGACAGCCGCATCACGGCGCTCTAGGTACTGAAGCACCATGGTGTTAAGACTATCATAGGTCATTACCCAAGAGACTGTCATTTTAGGACCTATCCAATCATAGAGGTTGCTTTGATTTTAACAGCCGCAACCCTATTTAACCAGCCTTTGCCAAAGGTCTCGAAGGTGTTTAGGCTGCGGTAGAAAGATTCCTTCTCTTCGCTAAACCCGTCGATCAATTCTTGCTTGCTGAATTTCTTGGCCGCTTCTACTGTCATGGGTCCAATCGATCCGTCAGGAGCGGTGCCGACAACGCTTTGTAGTATCTTGGCGCTGCGCCCCGGGCCCGCATTGACCGCGAAATCAAATACGAGGTAATCAATACCCTCTGGCAGGTCATCACAGCGGCACGCGTCCCAAAACTTCTTCTTGTACAGTGGCTCAACCTTTTCAGGCGTCAGGCCGCGCATCTCTTTCTCGTCTGACTCGCGGCCGACCCAGTTTTCCCAAGTGGCCTTAGTCACTCCAAGGTTAGTCATGCCGCCGGGGTCGGACGGGTGGTTAACGAATCCTCCCTCGCTGGCCAGCATCAACTTAAATGCGTTGTCCCAATTACTTTGCATTTTCTATTTCCTTTGTTTTTCGTTTCTCAACCATATCTGCAACCTTCTCGACCGTTCTGCCACCGAAGTAAAAGGACATGATTATGATGCCCCACTGGCCTAGCAGCTCAACATATTGCTTGTGCGTGTCAATGTCGAATGCAGACATCATCGCAAAGGTGAAATAGCCCCCCAGAATGATCAGAAGGGTCATAGGGCGAATATTCTTTGACAGCCAAGAGTCTGATGTCATGTCCACTGCGTGGCGCTTGGTGAGCTCACCTTGCTCTTGCATGTCGGCCTGCATCTTTGCAAGCTCACCGCTTTGTTGCAGCTCCAGAAGTTTAAGCTTGGCCTGCTCGGCTGCGTTGGCATCAGGGAAAATCTTGTCGATTATCTTCCCGCCGATGTTCAGGATGTCGAGGATTGGCAGCATGTCAGAACCTCGCGCCTGAGAACCATGCTTTTACAGCTATCCATTTGGCGCCACACCACGCCTTGAGTGCTTCCCATTTTGCTTTCATTTGTCCATCTCCGTAGCAGCTAAAATTATTCGGGTCTTGACGGATGTTAAGTCCCGTGGTTCTGCTTTAAAACCTACAGTAATATACCCAGCAAATTTACCAATCTCGTTTGGGATTGGCGCACGACAAGCATAAGTTACACCCACAGACTTAGCCCACTCTCCCGCAGGCGTGGACGACTCAAAGTTACGACACGCAACTTCATTGTTCAGCATACTAATTACGTCTGCATTGCGGGTTGGGCTTGGGTTAAATAAACTGACTGTTAAGCCTTCGAGCTTATGGTTGCGTTCGCCGTTTGCCATTGCAAGCACCGTAGTGCGACTGTTTGTGGCAAGATTTACTTTATGAACGATCAATCCAACGCCGTTTACATCTTTAATTAACGAGTTTGCCAACGGAATTAACTGCTCATGGTCTTTGAGCTGTGGCATCGAGTTGCTTGACTTGATTGCAGCCAAGATGACCTGACGTGAATCCCAAGCAAAGTATCCAGCAAAAGCTATGGTGGACAGTAGGATGACGGAAACAAGCTTGAATGGATTATCCACCCACTTGATTAAATCAAGAATTTTGTCGGTCATGTCCCTTGGTGCTGCCTTTGGTGCAGTCACTGTTTTTCTTGCCGCAGCTCGCTTTACTGGCGCCTTGGCAACGGTCTTCTTTGCCGTAACCATTACTTATCGACCTTATTGTCGAGGCGCTCGAATAATCTGTCGAGCAATAACTCGATGCGGTCAAAGCGCTTGTCCATGTCTTGACGAAAGTTTTCTACTTCGGACTTCTTGACATAGTTCTCACTGACATGCAAGCGGATCGCAGAGACATCTTCCTTGAGTTCTTTGACAGAGTCCCAAAGCTGACGGGCAAACCAGCCCATCACGCCAATTGCTGCGGCCCCGCCTAAGTTGATGAGATATTGCCAGTCCATCATTTATTCCTTACAGCCAAATAAATTATCCAAGGTATGAGTGTCATTAACACAATAAAGTAGACTGGCATCAAGAACAGTGAGCCAATTACATAGGCACTATTCTTGAGCAGGCGCATCAGCTTTGGCGGCTTGCGCCTCAGCTTGGACGGCATTGATTAGCTGAAATACCTCGCCGTAT